AATCACTTTTAGGACGCATCATGTTTTTAGACATTTCCCATTTAAGCAACTTGTCTGTACCTAATATTAAAGCTCCTTCATAAAGAGTTTCTATTGATCTTAACAATCTTGAGTATCCACCTTCTTTATTTTCTGGTGGATTAAAAGTATCATCTTTAGCTATTATTTTTTCAGATCCAGTTCCTGATTCTTTTACTTTATAAACCTCGTTCATATAAGTTTTATAATTAAAGTATAAAACTTGAACTTTATTATTATCTTCTTTATCAGAATTGTAACTACTTCTATTACTGTTTCTGTCATATGATTTATTTTTCATTATATCTTCTAAATCACTTTGTGTAAGATGTGGAAATTGTTTAACTAGTTCGTTTACAGGTATAGACTTTACTTCACCAACATAATATATATCGTCAAAATAAGGTGAGTCTGTGTAAGAATAAACTAGATTAGCTGGGTCAACATAGTTTATAATAGCACCTTCGGACGTGTTAAAACTTGTTTTTACAGCACCTATACCTAAAACCGTTAAATCATAATAAAAACGTTTTTTAGTTAACTCGTATTTATTACCTTCAAATAAAACATTTAAAGCTTGTTCTTCTGCTAACTCTACAGCTTGTTTGTAGCTAAGTTGCATATGTAATCCTAGTTCTTCTTCAGATTCAGGTAGTTTGTTTGGATCATTTTCGTTAAGTGTTATACCAAAAGAATTCTTTACAAAAGCGTCTAACTCTTTTGATCTCATATCATCTAATATAGACTCCATGTATTTTGTTCTTTTGTTAACGCCATTTTGAGATTGAGAAAAAGCTTTTATATCGTAAGTTCTTTCAGCAATACCGTTAACCACTATGTCTACAAACTTAGGTATTATTGGGACAGGTGTCCAGTCTAAATTTAAATAGGACAAATCACCGTTTATAGATAACTCATCCTTATATTTTTGTATTGATTGTTCTCCTCTAGCATATAATCTAAGATTATGAAAATTATTGTAATTATTTCTATATCTATTATTATTTCTATCGTCATTAAACCATTCGGTTTCTATAGCTTTAGCTACTTTTAAACCATAATCATAACTAAGCTTTTCAGCATCGCCTACAGTTTGACTAGGAAAATAACTTTTACTAGAATATGCCATATTTATTTTATTATTTGTGAATTAGTTCCAGCATTATTATATCTGGAAATACTTATGTTTAATTTAGGTTTTTCAACTTTTACATTTGGAGCATATAGATGTCTATTGTTTGCCATTATTGCCAAACCACTACTTATAGTAGCGTCAAACTTTGTTCTTTTATTTATATCAAACTTTGACCAATCGTTTAATAAAGAATTAAAATATAAATCTCCAAATGTCCCATCTTGTTTCATACCTACATGGTCTTGTATATACATTTCAATTGCAGCTGCATGAGCTTGTTTTATATCTTCGCTTGAGTTAGGTATTCCACCTACTTCTTTTTCTGCTATTGATAATTTGTTCCAAACCTTATCCGGTCTATTCATACTGAAACCTCTGTAACCCCTACGTCTTAAATAATATAAAAGCCGAGGTTTATTATTTTCCGCTAATAACGGCATGCTATAAAAAACTAAAGCCATTAATACATCTTCAAAAAATATTTCTGCCGTAGGTGGTCTTGATAAGTATTCTAAAAAAAAGCTATTCGCAGGAGCGTCCTCCATACTAAACCTGGTTAAGCCGTGTAATGCTCCTTTAGATCCTTCTCCATCTACGGTTCCTGATATATCATAAGAGTCGCAACCAAACGCCCCCATGTGTTCATTACCAGGATATTTAATACCATTTTTAAGTACCACTCTATTTTGTAATTGCTGAGGCGGAACCCAGCTAACTTTAAATCTGCCTTTTGGATCTGGATAAAATATCACTTGTGAATCTTTAACTCCATTAACCCATTGGAAATTACCAACTGTAATACCAAGAGTTCTAGACATTTCTTCGTTATAATCTATTTGTTCGTATATTTTTACAAGATTAAATATACTATTTTTTGTTTCATCTCTAAACGCGTGTTCTTCTGTTCTAGGAAATTGACGATAAAATTCATTTAAAGCGTCTTGATCATCTTTTAAACCATCAGCTTCATTTTGCCAATTATCTATTACACCTATATCTATTAATTCACCGTCAGGTGCGAAGACATCGATGTCAGGAGTATTAAAGACTGGAACTCCATACTCGTTAATAAATCCTTCGTAGTTCCATTCCATTGGGATAAAAAGAGAGTATAAGCCAGACTTTGTCTGACCATTTCTATTTC